CCATTGTGTTTTACGATGGCTACTAATACGATCTGCTAAAAAGTTTTGTAGTCCATATTCTCTTACTGCTGTGGCCTCATCAAAGGTGTCTTGTAATGTAGTAATAACAGTGGCAAGATCGCCTAATAATACTAAAAACATTTCTTGAGGATCTGTAATCATCGCATCACTGGGTGTGTCAGCAATTTGGCTGTCAGCAATAATGTCCTTTAAATCGCCTTTGGGGAATACTCCCAAACGACGCAGTTCCTCAGCATAGTCATCAATTGATTCTTGTGCGTCAGTATAGATGTCCTCTAACAGTGTGTGATATTGTAGGAAGTCATCGCCCATTACTGCCCAATGAAATTGATGTGATTTTAGATAAAACGCAAAGTTGTTGGCAAATGCCATTAGTAGGCTGGCAATTAGTTTGTCCATATTATTCTAATCCTGTGGTTGTTGTTGAAAAATATCTACGCGGACGCAGACTGGGATTACTGGAGTTATCTGCTGACATAGGATTAACAGGACCAGTTTTAATGGGCCCTGTTGCTGGTAATCCTTGTGCCAATAAATGACTGGCTTGTTCTTCTGGTAAGTTGGGATCGTCTAGCAATTCACGCACTCTATAGTCTATGACTGCTATGGCTTCAGGACTGGTCGCTGCCGTCTTAGCCAAATTGAGTTCGCGATATTCACGCTCCACATCTCTAATAGCAAAACTGTCTGGATACTTTACTGAACCAGTCCATTCAATACCTTGGAATAATCCAAACAATTCCCATAACTGTTCTTCACACAGTTCTAAGTTATCAGCCTTTTCTGCTAATCTGGCATTGAGCAATTGGAACTCTGTTTCCAATGCCACACCACTACTGGTTCTAGTTGCTGTGGCACGAACAGCACCAGTATTGGCCAGTTGATTAATTTGTTCTTCTAAATCTTTGATCACATTGCGAATATTATCCACATTGCTGCCATTGTGTTCCAAATAATATGGATTAAGACCGCTGTCTGTGCCTTCTTGTAGAACGATTAACGCACCGGCACCTGAACCTAATTGTGCTGTTGGTGGTACGACCAAACTGGGGTGTCCGTCCAAGCGAATTGATTGCTCGCACTCCGATGTCATATTGTAAATCATACGCTGAATATCTGCGATGTCATTGATATCACTGATTCCAACACCTTTTACAACACTTTGCTCATTGTATAACAACACAACAGGCACACGGCCTAACTCATTAACTTCGCGACTTTTAATATGGGCTTCTTTGTTTTCATCATCTAACACCCAAGTCAATATCTCTGTGGGAGTTATTTCTTTAAGGATAGACATTTGATCCATCACTTCTTCAATGTATTTGAAATAGACCAATTCATATTCGCCCGATACTTTACGCTCCCAACGCCAATCATTGGCAACAAGTGGGCTTATTAAACTGACATAGGGCCTAATGCCCATTTCCTGTTCTTGTGCTAATGTGGTAGCACCCACATTGGGTTTTGACATTACTATCCAAGTGTGCCCGAAAACACTAGCCCAACATTCGGCTTCTTTCATAAAAGCGTTAATGTCGCGACCTTCATAGTCAGCGTCTTTGAGGAAACTGTCTAAATCTTCTCGCCCTTCCCACGATTCAAAATTGCGTTCAATGTCATTGCGGAATAAAAAACTCATATACACTGCTATGATGGCAGCGCAGTGATTTACCAATGGTGTGTTCAATAATCTAGCATTGTATTCGCCCGGCTGTTCCAGCACATAGCGAGTAAGATATGATCCTAATCTATAATCCTGTCCCCCCACGTAAGAATCGTAAAGGAACGTCCAGCGCAGTCTATTGCGGCCATATTCACGATTGGTGACTGACAGCCTGGCATAGTCGTTCGTTAGTGTTTGATTCGCCATTTATCTTGTTCCTATTTGATGAGACCACATACGGATCTCTGGGTTATTCACTGGTTGTCTAATTGGAAATAGATAATCAACCATATATCGCAGTGCGTCATTCATATGATCGTATCCCGAAGTCTTATCGGGCAAACTGGTTCCCGATTTGTAAGTCTGCTTTTCCAAACACTCTATTGCGTATTTACATTTAGGATCAATGAATAGGCGGGTTATGCCACTAGAACTGCGCAATAGTGTATTGACCGCATTAATTCCGTCGCGCACTGCGTTATGACTGCTGGGTGCTAAGACTCGAAATCCGGCTGTTCTAAGTATTGTATGATCTGTTCTACCCGCTGCCGCCGTCTTTCTAGCCGCTCCTGCTGGATCAGGATAGCAGATAACGTTCCGCGTAGGATATCTAGTTTTAATCTCTTGAACCAATTCATCTGTGTTGCTCCCATATATTCTTATTTCATCAATTGCGTGTAGCGTATTGCCGCGTCTAACAGCCACCACTGCGCTGATAGGATCAATATTGAAATCACAACCGATGTGAAGATCTGTTGGTAATTGATCTGTGTAAGGCAGGACATTTTGTCGGCGTTCAAATGCGTAGAATACACGACCGCTGAAGTTTTCAAAAGTGGCTTCGTATTCTTGTTTAAATGTTCGCTCATCCAGTGTTCGGCGTGCTGCTTCTATTTCTTCAGCGGCAACATTTCCGCCTTGTAATGTGGTATATTGAAAACTGGCCCATTCATCAGGATATTGTTCAGCATTTGTGTAAAGATCGTGCGCCCAATTAAGTCCCTTGGGTGTGCCAATGAATAATGCGTGTCCTTGTTTATCGCTAAGTGTAGGGCGGAGAGTTTCGTACCAGGCCTCTGGGTGGATATCGGCAAATTCGTCGATAACCAAGTAGTCCAGTCCAACCCCTCTGAGGCTGTCGTAATTGTCTGCTCCTTTGAGACTGATTGTTGATCCATTTTTTAACTCCAAACTTAAATCACTTTCATTGGCTTTGCGAACCCATCGCAAATCCATTAATTGATTGCGTAGTTTTTTCCAAGCAATCATCCTGGCCTGCCTGTAAGTTGGTGCTACATACCATACAGTTTGATCAGGTAGTCTAGCATACCAAGCCAATTGTCTAATACTTAAATGAGTCTTGCCAAATCTGCGCCCAGCCACGATACATTTAAATCGCTGTGGAGCATCAACTATGCTCTGCTGGGGAACAGTCAATGGCAATTATTCGCTCCAAGGCAGCGGCTCATTGGCATCACTGTTGATTGGATTATCTGATTGACCCAGTATGTTTTTACCTAACCAAATCAACATAACAGCATTGCCCTGTAGAGCCAAACGCAATTGTGCTTGTCTTAGGCTTTGTTTTAAATTATTGCGTCCGCGATCCAGTTCTGGTCTAAAGTTATAAGTCAGCGTGTTTTCATCGATGTCAAACCATTCGCATATCTCGTGGTTCTTACAGCCAATCTGCGCTAATTTATAAACTTCTTCAGGTGGCACTACCACATTCTTTCTGCTGACAATGCGGCCTTCTACAATTTTTGAACCATATCTAGTTCGCTTTACTTTTTCTTTAGGTTGTTCATCACTCAACGGTTTTCTCCAAATTAAATGCCGCAGCAAGATTAGTATCAACAACCACTTGATCAATGCGGCTCTGCGGATTCGCGAGTTCTATAATAGTAGCGTCTTGAGTGTGCGTAAATTTATAGGCACTGTTGTTTCTTAACTTAATTATGTAAAATATCTCATCTAGCACGGTATTTGGCCTGGAATTGAAGAATTCTTTAACAGTTGTGCTGCCTTTTTGCTGAATATATTTTGTCAGTGCGTTATTGACTTCGGCAGTGTGAGATTCTTGTTCTGTAAAACTCAAGCCTATAAAATCACTGTATAACTGAGCATCGCGTAATGCTGCTCGTGATTCTGCTGTGGGTGCTTGACCATAATGCTCATCAACCACGCGGTGTATGGCTGACTCTGCTACTCTAATACACCATTTGTCGTGTGCTGTGGTCCAATCTCTATCCCAGGGTATAATGGTACGACAAACGTGAGCCGCTTCAAAGGCAGTATAACAGAAAGTTTCTTCAACACTGGGTATAATGGCCAACGCTGCTGAACGCATAGCATCAACTTTACTGGCACCGGTTAATGCCACGTGAATTGTGTGTTCTATGCCTTCTTCTAAAAAGCGTCGTTTAAACTTGTCAGCAGACTTTTGACTGGGTGTAATCAATATGGCAGGATGACCACTGCTCTTACAAGCGCGAATAAACACTTCGGGATTTTTGCGTGGCTCATATGGACCAATATACAATATACCACTGCGATTGCTGAAATCTGTGTCGTCTAAACACTCTAGCAATTCAGGTTGTCCCAGCGGTGGGGTCATTACTGTGATGCGATTCTCAGTGACCTGTGTGTGTTGTAAAAATTCACCCCGTGTGTATTCACTTTGGCAAATAATTCGTATTGGGCTGGTTTCTAATAGGCTGCGTGTTAAGTCAGTTAAAAAGTTATCTGGTCCGCGTCCTATGTCCATTTCACTGTGAGTGACATAATACATATTGTCGTGTTGCCGATCTAGGCCAATACTGATCGCAGCCAACAGTGTGTCCAAACTGTTGATGATCAATACATCATAACTGTATGTGGATAACGCTCGCATTAATCCTGCTCGCAAATCCACAGCGTCTTTTAATCGCACAATGGGACTGCGCATAGCAATGTCCGCATCTAGATTGCTTTTTACAATGTCTGAATCGGGACTGATCCAATTGGCAATGTCATTGTATCTGTCAAACTGTGTATTGGCGACATCACTGTCATTGCTGATAATATCAACTTGAACACCACTGCGTAATCCCCATTCTAACCAGCCATTGATATAAGTGGTGACCCCACGATTAACATAACTGTGCTTGAGAACTACCAAACCTACACGCCTAGTTATAGGCTCATCGCCTCGCGCTTTTGCCAATTCTTCTGCTGAGGTAGCATAGTTTTTACCATTTAATAATCTGTCAATTTCCAATTCGCTGAATGCGGTCATTGAGGCGGTGAGACTGAGATCATCATTCAATCTGCTCAATAACTCTCGCAATTCTGTGGTCAATAGTGGATCATCCCAAGCAGCATATTCATTGGTTTTATTATCAGCCAATCTATAGGCCTGTGCTTGCTCCTCAGTTAATTCATTGGCAACAATAACTGGGATCTTAACCAGTTTAAGTCGTTTAGCCGCTTTGTATCTAGTATGTCCAACAATGATAACACGATTGCTATCAACCACAATAGGCTGTTGAAAACCATATTGGCGAATAGATTCTACTACAACATCAACAGCCCGGTCATTGCGGCGTGGATTAGCAGGATAGGGCTTAATACTGGCAGTGTCGGCCATTTCGATAATCATAAATTCTCCTTGGACTACTATTTAAAGTAATCCAAGGATTTTTATAATTTTTTAACAGCCTAAACCTTGTAAAGCATTAGCCAGATTTTGATAATGCCGCACTACGCTGGCCATACGCGTTTTAGCAGCATCTACTACTCGTGGATGTAGGAACTGTCCGCCAAAGCGCTCTAACTGAACATAACCTAATGCGTGATTAGTGCCACGCTGGCCTTCAATAACTCGAAAATGTGTAAAACCCAACGCTGCCCAATATGCTGCCTTGGACCTAATGCGACCTAATTCTAAACTAATGGCCACGCACTCTAAATGTTGCCGGGCAAAAGTATAAGCATAAGTGGCTATGCCTGCGGACCTATGCGCAGGATCAATCCAAATAAGTTCTAATGTTCTGTAATCAGTCGCGTCAGTGGGTAAAAAAGTAGAAATAAAACCTATATCTACTGTGTCCAGCGTAATAGCATAAGCCCGACGCTGTCGATCATTGGTCAAATAATCTTCTTCATAATGATTGCGTGTCGCTGCGCCACCTGCTGCTTCATATTCATCTGCCCAACGATCTACTAATGCGGGCATCTGTAGCATACCAATGGGCCTAAACTGAACACGATCGCGTAATTGCCCAATTTGATTACAAATTGTATTTTGATGCTGTGTAATATCTGCGTAATAACGGTTGGTCCTAGCACGCCATAATTGCTCGTCTCGTTTGCTTGCCTTGCTCATCGCACACTCCTAAAATTGCGTAGCAGTATCGCTACATCAACAATTATACACAGGTCGCTCCTGAAGAGCAAGAACGACCCTGTGTGTTGCTTTTACGCTACAGTCTGCTCAGTGTCGAAGCAGTCCCAGGTGTTATCTGGATCTGGCTCACTAACATCGACACATTTTACATTCTCGCCACGCAGGAGTCGCATTAGGAAATGCTGTCCTACTACCTTAGGGTCAAGATATTCTTGAAATAAATCCATTACATCACGCTGATACGCACAGTAGCCAGTCTTTAATACCAAATCTAAATAGCGAGTCATAACCGATTCAGCATCGTCATCTTCGACCCAGTCTTCAAGGCTTTGTTCTATGTCGTACCAGGCCATAAAGTCGGCCATAAATTCTGTGGATAAAATGCTATCGTGAATGTCTTGATAACAAGCCTCTAATTCTTCATCATCTAGTTCCCAAATCTCTAAATCAAACCACAAGCGGAAACTACCATAACCATCGTCGTCCATCTTGTAAAAATGATTCCACCACAGTGCTCGTGTCTTGTATGCTGCCTTGTAGGCCTTTTTTCGACGGTTTGCTATTAGCCTATCGTTGTCTTGGTTTAACTGCTCTCCAAGCATTTTGATTTGATCAAAATGAATAGACTGATCCACTCCAAAAAAGCAGTAAATTTTTGGTTCGTCCCAGGAATTCTTGGGTTGAACAAATCTAAAACCAGCCCTAGTCTCATATGACATAATATACTCCAGTGTGTGTTAAAAATATCAGTAGCAACTCGCTACATCAACAATTATACACAGGTCGCCCCTGTAGAGCAAGAACGACCTCCTGTGTTGTTTTTACGCAACAATGCGGCAAGTGCGTTGAACTGTGCTGCCCGGGCAAGTGTGATCACTACACTGAATGACTGACCTAACCCCAGTCTCGTAATCCACAGTATTGGTTGTGGTGGTTGTGACATTACAACCATCATCGGCGCAGCCTGCCAATAGGCATAGAATAAACAGGATTCTCACGCTGTGTCCTTTGAGATAAAATAGAATTCATTGGGCTTGCGATAGCGATTTACATAAAAGTGTCGTTGGCTAAATCCAGTGGATGCTGTATATTCGGGCACTGAATTATAAGGACCTTGTGGTGTCATAATGGCCTGTGCTACTCTACCCCCAGTGCGTAGTTCGCCCTTTTTAAGTCGGCTCATTAATGCCCGGGACTCGGCAGTGTGCTTCGTACCGGGCCGCATTATGCTGTCACCTCTTCAATAGTGTATTCAACTTCATCCATACCACCATCACTGTCATCGTCGTCCGACTGCCAATCCCAATCAATGTCAGTGTCTTGATCGCAAACCCATTCAGCAAGCCCATCATATTCTGAATGCTGTCCTGATTCGATTTGTTGATACAGTTCTGGATCAATGTCAATTGTGGCCTCAAATACACTTCTGCGATAGATAGTGTAATAACCATTTTTAATAACTGTAATTTTCATTCTGCGGCCTCCAACCATTGCTGTTCTTCGTTGGTTAAACTGCGAGTTTGTTCTGCTTCACGCAACTCAGCAATTAGATCTTCAGTTTGTTCTTGTGTCCAGGAACCTGTATGCCAATTGGGTTTCATTCTGCGGCCTCCTGTAGTAGTTCAGTAAAAGCGGTTTCGATATGTGTTCGAACTGTATCGTATTCTGGATATCTGCGTAAGAGTCGAGCACACTCACGCAAATACTTTTGAACCTTTGACAGTTCTGCTGTCTTTAACAGCATACGATGTTCTTCGTTTGTCATTCTGCGCACTCCTGTTTCTGTTGTGAATCGGGCCTATCTATACTGTGTCGATCAAGCGTCAATTGTCTAGCCAAAAACCTAACTGGCATATTTGACCAAATTGACTGTTGCTGTGCTGTTGGCTCAATGCCACGCAGTCGTAAAAACTCACAATGAGCCTGTATTATGTTATGTCTGCTGTATCTCATAGCACTCTCCTTAGTTAAAAATGTGTAGCAGTATCGCTACATCAACAATTATACACAGGCCGCTCTCAAAAAGCAAGAACAGCCTGCTGTGTTGTTAATCTACAACAACATCGTTTAGACTCAAAAACGCTTTGAGATCGCACAGTTCGTCCTCGTCAATACTCCACAGGTCGTCTGTGTCGTAAGCGAACCTACAGGCCTGATCCAGCGACCACTCACGATCATAGCCTACCCTGCGCAAACGGTCAAACTCTCGACGCGCCAAATCTTCGATATCCATCGCACTCTCCTTAGTTAAAAATCTGTAGCAATTCACTACATCAACAATTATACACAGGTCTGCTGCCTAGAGCAAGCAGAACTGTGTGTGTTGTTTTTATGCTACTGTAGCGTAATGACCTTACACGCAGCCTCAATTACTGCTACGCGAGCCGCAAAAACATCTTCAGGCAAATCAGTAAAAATGAAATTGTCTGGATCGTTGGGATCTTGATACATAAGACCCTGTTCGACAAAGGCCGCTAGCATACGATCGCAGGCCTCTTGTATTTCCCGCTTCTGCTGTTTTTTAGATTTACGCACAACACTCTCCTTAGTTAAAAATCTGTAGCAATTCACTACATCAACAATTATACACAGTTCAAGTCGTTTGAGCAACCTGAACTGTGTGTGTTGCTTTTACGCTACAACGCTGAACTTGTGTGCTGTGGCCAACAAGCAATCGCGAATGGCCTCATCATCGCCAGCAAAATCGATGTCCAGCAAATAACGAGCAGCCTCATAGCGTGTCATCGCTCGAGGCAAGCCGATAATGTCGATCTTTGCGTTGCCCCACTTGGCCAAATGCGCAGTGCGACCTGTGCTGTTGCTAACACGAAATCTCCAACGATACTGTGGAATAGGCAGTGTGCCCACCTGAGTCTCGCCAACGAACTGCTGGCTCACCCCAGCGTAAATGTAAGTGTCTTCTCGACGCATTTCAAACTCCTATAGTTAAAAAATGTAGTGCTCTCTATTCACTACATCAACAATTATACACAGTTCAGGCTGTTTGAGCAACCTGAACTGTGTGTGTTGTTTTTACGCAACAGTGGCAAATTTATACATTAAACTGCTAATGGCCATAACAGTGGCCTCTGCCTTGTGCTGTTCTGGAAAATTATAAGTTGTATAAAGACTGTTTATAAAATGTTCAGTGTGGTCATCGCTGACATATCCCAATGTCTCGAACCACCACGCTGCTGAATCGTAAAGTTGATCAGCAATACTATCTACTGTTAAATCTGCGCTCATCTCAATAACTCCTATAGTTAAAAAATGTAGTGCTCTCTATTCACTACATCAACAATTATACACAGGAGTCAGGATCAACGCAACCACTATTTTGTGTGTTGTATTTGAGCAACAGTTGGGAGTGTGGGGTCGGTGTTGTATTGGCGCAACACCGGTGGTTATTAATGTTAAAACGGTCTTTTGTTTTTGAACGCTATTGGCTACGCCATTAATGCTGTATTTTTAATTGGATTTAATACAATGGTTTTAATTGCTTGGCCACCCAAATTCATCGTGGCCCCAAGTTGATAGTAATGTGTTTCAGCCATTGCCCTATCGCTGTAATAAAAGTCTGCTGTGCGATTGCCAGTCAGTGTAATTGCCAAGTGATATTGGTCGGTATTATTGTTTTTTCGCATTGATCTTTCTCCAAGAATTAAAACGTTGATCAGGTGGTAGTGTAATGGCCAATTTAATAGGCCAGCCTCTGTGTATGCGCCCCAGCACTGTAGCATAGGATATGCCCGAAGCCTCACTCCATTCTGTTATCATTTTGGTTCGCTTTTGGTATGTCTTTTTAATTGTGCTATCAAAAGTTCTAGCCAATTCTCTGTGTGTGCGCCATTCCAAATTGTCTGCTATCCAACCTTCGCTTCGATCTCGCCTACATAACATATGTCGCAGTGTTGGTGGTGTTCCACAATTGGCCAGCACATAAGTTTCAAAACTTCTATATGTGGGCCATTCCAGTGGTAATTGATGTGCCCAGGCATAATCTCTGTGACCGGGTCGTTGCCTTATATCGCGTATGGTGCGATAAGCATTCCAGATTTTTTTAATATTAGGATTGGCTAGATTTGGCATCTGGGTAATATCCTGAACGAGCCATTCGAGCATATAATTGCTGTTTGAAACTGGGTTGTTCTCCGCCCTCACTGACATTACGTCGAGCCATATCCACAATAGCGTGTTGTCCTGAATCTAAACTCATCATTGTGATTAGATCCTGTTGTGTGGTACGATGCTCGCGTATTCTACGACCTAAATTTAATAATTCCACTGGGTTAAACATATTTTTTACTCCTACGCATTTATTTATGTGATTTACTACAAGTGCTTAAATTTTAGTTGTGTGTATGTGTGTATAAAACTGCTGTATGTATAGCGAATTTCTACTAGCACTATATTTTTACTTTTACTATATATTATATAATATTAATATTATTATTAATAATAAACATAATATACATAATATATATTGTAGTAGCATTAAACGCACATTTTGATGTGTATGACCATTTTTTTAGTCATACACATCACATACACTTTACTCAGTTTCCTCAGTGCGAATATCTCGACTGTAAGTGATTCTATACTCAAAGCCTGCCATATCGCGTCGTTTAGTCAATTCCAATCCAGGAATGTTAGCAGCAATGTCTTTGATGTCTCGTCCAAACTTCTGAACATTCATATCACATCGCTGATTGCCACTTGTGCTTTTTTCATACTCCACATACTCTTCAAACAGTGCTTGAGCACGAACACGCTCTTCTCTAAACAATTCATATGGCCTTGATCGCAGCCAAGCCTCCATTGTGGTTATTTGCCGCTTTATGGCCTGTGTGCGTTTAATGTCAGCCAACACAGCACGATTCAATTGTAGTGGGCTAGGTTGTCGTTCATTTACACTGCGCCATAATCCAATAAAATTAACACGATCAAACACAGCCCAGTCCATAACCGGCTTACAGTCAATTTGATAAAAGCGTCGCATACCTGTATCGTCAAATATCAACCTGCTTACATCCTTGTTGGTCGTACCAACAAAAGTAGCGCGATTTACAATTTGCGTATCCACATTCTTGCTGAGTATTCTGCTGTTGAAAGTGTCTTCTGTAATGCGTCGTTTAATGTCCTCAATATTGCTGGTTGCGCTACGCCCCATCTCATCAAAAAACAGCACATAGTTTCTCCAAATATCGTGATTTTTGCCCTCAGTTATGTCCTGAAAGTTAGTATTAGCAAAAAAGTCAGCAACTACCCCACAGATATATTTTTTAACCAGTGTGCTTTTGCCAGCGCCTTGTGGGCCATAAAATATTGGCATCATATGATCTTCTACAGTATAGCCAAACATCTTGCGTTTAATTTGCCAAACAAAATGTTTCAGCACTGTGACGGTTTCCGGCACACGCACCTCAGTTATACTATTAGCCAATGCCAGCCATTGTTCTTCCATCATTTCAGTTAGCACAGGGCTTTCCCAAGCCACGCTGGTCATTAAATCGCTGGCTATGTCATCTTTAACGCGATTCATCCAAACACTAATCGCATTTTCTATTTGCCGTTCTGTAAATGGCAGTTTAAATCGCCTATTACACATAATCAACTTCATCAACATTTCTTTTAGGGCAAATGTTTTAGGATCGCTGTAAATTACCTTAATGCGATCACGCTCGCTCAGTGTTTCCAATTGGCTTTTATTCACTACAAATCCGGCACCCAAATCATATGGTGTGTCTATGGTAAACATTCCTTGAAAAGTCATTCGTGTCTGCCATTGCTTTAACAGTGCGTCCACGAAATCGTATTCTGTTTCTGGTACGGTGCCCAATTGACTGCGCAGTGTTTCATTGCTGACAAATTTGCGACTTATGCTGAGTATGTCCTTAGCATCCATATCATATAGGATTGCTATTTCGCGTCGATCCGCTAGTGTTAAACTGTTGTGATCCAATACAGTTAAAAATTCACCAAAGTCAATTGGTGTTCCTGATCTATAGCGTTCTTTTGCTAGATCAATTGCTTCTTGATTTTGCCTGCTGCTGACAGCAGTCGTCACTGTTAGTGCCATATTTTCTCCAGTAGGTTATCATCATAATCCGCCTCGCTGATTAATGTTATATTAGCCCAGGGTGCTTATTCACCTTGACTTATCGCAGGGCCACCAGACTTGCTCTGGGCGGCAGTATAATTTCTCACATTATACTCACCCGAAAAGCCCAATTAAGGGCTTCGTGGGTGAGAGTTTTGCGATAAGTCTAACTACAGGAGTGTGCTAACTTGCGTCAGCACAGTATTTATTATAAACACACTCAATCTGTTTGTAAAGAGATTTTTTTAAAAAATTTACTCATTGCTGGGCAATTCCCACCTGCTACGCTTATTGGGTGAGCCCTGCGGTCTACCTGGAGGACGAGGATTACCAAAAGAACCAATTTCCACTATGCGGCCATCTCGTACCATTAGATTTTGTTTTACTCTGCCACGTGGATGCCATCTGGGTTCATCATTACTATCATATTGCTCACTGTAGCGTGTTCTACCATTGCGATATATTCTATCACAGGTCCGTTTAATAAATTCATCCAGTTTGCGCTGTTCCAATTCACACCTTAAAATTTCATTAAAATGGTTATAATTAGACTGATTAGACTGCCGCTAATACCCAAGGCACTGGCGATAATTGTCTTGGCTAAATCGCCTTTATTTTTAACGATTTCCGCTGATAATTCGTCTAATTTTGCCTCTATTTTGTCGAATCTTGCTGAAATTTCAGCATATCTTTCAGCACAGAGATCAACGTGGGCTGCTAGATTTTCCTTTTCTATATCAATCATTATTGACTCCAAGGTAGTGGTTGGTATTCAGCCGCAGTTTCAAATATGTCTATTTGACTTTGTATATTGGCCACTGCTTGATTTTCATATTGAACAATGGCATCTGAACCCAATTGTGTTTGAACCCACGTGACTATTTCAGATTCAGTTAGATTGTTAAAATTAATATATGTGTTGGGATCGGTGGGAGCGGGAACTATTTGATTGCCTGCCACAACTCCTTCTAATCCAACTGGCTGATCATTCCATATATAACCACGATTAGCAGTCAGCATCCACATAACATTATTCACTGCTTGTGGGTATTGTGGATTGTTATTAACGGTAGTGAGACCTGTTATTGCCCACACATAAGTTATGGTTGTTGATGTTGTTGTCATTGTTTAATATCTCCCTGGAAAAATTCCCACTTGTTGTGGATAACTGGTGTTATTGACAGGTGAATTTAATAAAGTATAGGTGGCAGTTCCCGTGAATCTATAATAGATACTAGGATTCAAATACACTCCATATACTACTAAATCACCAGTTCCACTGATTTTTAACCCAGTGACATTATTGGCTGGTTGTTGAGCAGGAGTGGCAATTTTGGTAAATGTGTTTCCTGAACGATTATAAGCATAAAATCTTGGAACTACACTGGTTCCAATTAGCAATCTTCCTCCATCTGGACTCCAATCAATATTAAAAACGGCCCCAGTAGGCAGCGTAGCAGGATTAGACAATTTGGTAAATGTATCACCTGATCTATTGTAAATGGTTATGTATGGACTGGTTGGTCCACCGTGTGCTATACTGCTGCCATCTTGATTCCAGGCCAGCGTATAACCTCCTCCAGTAGGCAATCCACCAACGAAACTGCTGGTGCTGATCAAACTGAATGTATCAGTTCCAGTCCTATTGAATACCACAAGGTTAATACCACCTGCTTGTCTTATGGCAAATGCCACACTTTTACCATCTGGACTCCACGCAGGAACTGGTTCGCTGCTGACAGTAAAAACACCACTGCTGGTCCAAGGAGTGCTGGTTGTTAGAGTAAAAGTATCGCCTGAACGATTTAATAAAAATACATAAGGGGCAGCAATGCTGCCTACCATAAGACTATTACCATCTGGACTCCAATCCATTCTGCCCACAGAAGGAATAACTGGAGTTCCTAAAATCCGTGTAAAATTGGTTCCAGTTCTATTATAGATATAAACACCTGGACTTAAACTTCCAGGCACAGCCATACTATTTCCGCTATTATTCCAAAGCCCGCTACTAACACTACCACTGGCCTGAACCGTAGTAGTGTTAATAAATTTAATATAATCGCCTTGAACCTCATACCAGCGAACTATATTGGTTGGTGATGTGCTGCCACCCAATGTTATGCTATAAACAGGTGGAGGTGTCGCAATAGCGTGGCTAATAAATGGCATTAGGCAAATCCTCTGTTGAGACTGGCATAGTAAGTAGTGCCATCATAAAATACCTGAACCAAATCTATACTGGCTGTGGTTGTGCTTAATAGTTTATTACTGCCAGCAAACTTCATAGTAGAAGATAATAGTCTGGTTCCTGTTGAATCCTGTGTCATAATCATTGTGATATTGCTGCCAGTTGTGGCATTGGCAAATGAGTTGATTGTGACATTGCCAGTCAGTGTCATTTTATGAACGGTGCCACTTGAAACATCTGGAGTATAAGTGCCAGCAGCCATATTACCCCAATTATAAACCGTTTCATTAAGTCCTGCGATTGTAATAGTGCCAGTGAATATACCACCAGCAAAAGCATTTCCACCTGGGCCACTTGGGCCACTTGGTCCTTGTGCCCCAGTATTACCAGCAACACCTTGAGGTCCTTGTGGTCCTTGAGAACCACTTGGTCCTTGTGGTCCCGTTTCTCCACTTGGTCCTTGTGGTCCTTGGGGACCGGTCGTGCCTTGTGCTCCACTTGGCCCTTGAGGTCCCGTTGCTCCACTTGGCCCTTGTGGTCCTTGTGCTCCACTTGGCCCTTGAGGTCCCGTTGCTCCACTTGGCCCTTGAGGTCCCGTTGCTCCACTTGGCCCACTTGGTCCTTGTGGCCCAGTTATGCCTTGTGGTCCTTGTGCTCCACTTGGCCCTTGAGGTCCTTGGGGACCGGTCGTGCCTTGTGGTCCTTGTGCTCCAACAACACCTTGTGGTCCTTGAGGTCCTTGGGGACCGGTCGTGCCTTGTGGGCCTTGTGCTCCAACAACACCTTGTGGTCCTTGTGGTCCCCTTACGCCCTGCGGCCCCTGTGGTCCATTATTCTCAACAATGAATCCACCCGGTGTAATACCATCACCAATATATAACTTTTTTGTATCTAATGCTACAACAGGTTCTCCCACCGCAAATGTGGTTGTGGTAATGAAACTGCTGGTTGTTCTGCGAAATTGTAGTGCCATTATATTAGTCCTTTAACCTTGTGGATCAGTTGATATACCAAAATCCAAATTTCTTATTGTGGCAGTTGTGGCTGTGACCGCCGCAAATGTCACCGAACTGGTGGTGAATAATGCTTGATTAAATGGATTTGGGTCTTTAAATCCCAATGTGCCCGCACCACTGGTATACATAACTTGGCCTGCCGTACCATCCGTCCCGGGTAAAATATAAGCATCATTTATTTGAACACCGCTACCGTTTACAACCAATCGCTCAATGCCATCTGCCAAACTAAATGCTAAAATACTACCAACATTGGTTCCAGTGAAATCCACTGTGGCAAATGCCTGAATCTTGGCACTTAATGGCCTACCACCTGTATCAGTTTGCCCAACAAAATAAATGCCACCTATTTCATCATATTGTAATGTATTCTGGTATCGAGTTAATGTAATTGGGTTGGTAAATGTTGCTGTTGTGGCTGCCAATGTGGCCACGGTGGCTATGTTGGTTATGGTCAGTGTGGCAAATGTTCCAGTGGTGGCAGAAACACTGGCAAATACCACACTGCTGGTGGTGAATAACTTTTGATTGGTTATGGTGCTGACGTCAAAGGTAGCAGGAGTTGTCCAAGCATATCCACTTCCAGTCCAACTTAAATAAGTGCTGGCAGTGGTAGATGATGAGATATAATTAGTTGTGGCTGTGCCAAATGACACTCTTTGATATGGTATGGCATAGTCACTACCATCACGAAGATTATTAGCATTGGCCGCATTACCTACATAGATACTGGCAGTGTTGGTAAATGCGGGACGATTGCCTGATCCACCACTGACCAATAACCAACCAGCCGATCCTTGACCCATAAATCCTGTGGTATTGGGACCGTCTTGAACCAATAATGCTCCATTGCCAGATCCAAGCCCTAATATATTGGCAGCATATCCAACCTGTGTAGTTGAAGTATTGCTGTAAGTTATTTCTTTAGTTGAAGTATTATAAAATAATATTTGTGTGCTGGCATTATTAGTAATAGGATCGACAAATAATCCACTATTTGGTGTAGTTAATGTGCTATTACTGGCATTGAGAATGATGCTATTTGCGGCTATAGTAGCAGTAAAAGCATTCTTTCCAAGGATGATTCTATCTGTGCCAATTCTTAAACGCTGATTATCAACTCCATCTGGGCCTGCCGCAATTAACAGTGTATTGGTCATTGATATCGAACTTTGGCCTGTGACATTATCAGTAATAATGTTACCAATAATGGTATTGTTATTTTGACTATTATTTGCGAGACCCTTGCCGGCACGATATCCAATGGCTATGCTGTCAGATACATTTCTTGCTTGTAATCCTTGATTACCTAATATTGTGGTATTGTCGCCATTGCCTGTATAATTGCCAATGTTAATGCCATTGTAATTAGTGCCACCTCCATATCCCGGGAAGTTGGTCATTGATATACCCTGTGTTAGGGTATTATAGATCATTATTAATCTGGATACTACGGCGGTTGAATCACCCAACTCAATTTGATTTTTGACTTTGACTATGTTAAATGTGCCACTGGTTGCTGATAATCCAGATGGGAAGTTTGTGCCGGTATTATTACTATATTGATTAGTATAACCAATAATAGTATCTACTGCCAATGTCTTGTATATTTGAACTCCATATGGCCCAATAAAACTTACCCCACCGGAATTAACTGAATTAATAGCCAATGTTCCGGTAGATTGTATTCTTGATACTGGGCCATCCTGAAACAATGATATACCGGCAATGGTGGCTATATTAGTAATGGTGAGATTGGCAAATGTCACACTGGAGGTGGTGAATAACGCTTGATCAGTAACCGTGTTGATATTGAAACCAGCCGGCACCGTTGCCCAGGTATTATCACCACGCAGATATGTGCTGCTGCTGGCCGCCCCAGTGGCACTGAAATTTTCTAATAATACCGATGCTGCTGACAGCATCCCGGGTTGTATTCGCGTTAGTGCCATATTATGTCCAATATATTATTTCGCCAGTAGTGGGATTATAAGCCATATTATAAAATCCACTGGGTAAACTGCCATTTACAACCTGTCTAACGGGTTTAACATAGAAACTGCTGGCGCTGGCAGAATTCAATTCAGCATTGGTGGCATTTAATACTATGGTATTGGCAAACCCATTAGTAGTTGAGGTGCTATTAGCATTGGCCTTATAACCGATTGCTATACTATAGTCCCCTTGCCCATAATCAGTAAATGCTCCAACACCTTGTGTGCCACTGCCGGCTGCTATTCTATTTCCTTGACCGGCAAAATTTCCAATGGCCACACTATTGGTGCCTTGTTTATGTTGGCCTGCTTGATTACCTATTGCTATAGAACCATTGCCCTGTAATGACACGGCTGCTTGATTGCCTACTGCTACAGAAAGATTACCTTGTAGATAGTTGCCACTGCTGGCTCCCACTGCTACTGAATTTGTCCCTTGCTGAATACTAGCGGCCCCTGCTCCAATTGCCACCCTGGCAAAGTCTTGACGCATATAATTATAAGACGCATCACTAGGAATACTTCCAACTGGGCCAAATATCATTATAATGTCTTCATTGGTATTTTCAAATCTGCTGCTTAATTGAAATGTTTGATTATCTTCTAAACATTCCCAATCTACAGCCGGATCTAATACCTGACCATTTAAAAGTAATACCCAGTCTCTAACAGGAAGTTGGGGATTACTCCTTGTGACATGATACGGGCTAATATTATATCTGCGGCCCTCTAATCCAGCGTATATAATTAAATTTGCGCCTGAGTTCCAAATTGACCAAGCACCAGCACGATTGCCTCTAACTACTGGACTCCTCGAATAACTATCCACTATACCGGTTAAATCATAATAAAAATCAACACCATTGGCTCCACTTGGGCCCTGCGGACCTTGTGGACCTCGTGGCCCTTGTGGGCCGCCTGCCGGTCCTTGTGGGCCAACTGGACCAGTATTGCCGGTTGCTCCTTGCGGACCTTGTGGGCCTATGCCACCACCTTGTATTGCCGCAACACTAAATCGCGGCCCTATAATACTACCGATTGATGTGCTGGTAGTAAACGAACTATTGGCAATCTTTTGTGTCACCGCATAGAATTCAAAATAATCTGTGCCATTGGCATATACTATTTCACTTAATACTGGACTATTTGTAGCATTTGTTGAACCACTCGATGAGTAATCTTGTAATAATATTGTTTTGTATTCACTGCCATTTTTGTATAAACTTATACCATAATTGGTTCTTCCAACAGCAAGGGTATTGGTCCAATAATAACTGGAATTGATTTGATAATAACCAGCGGTAGGCACTAATCTCTGTGTAGATGTTGAATAGAAATTATCAGTATCAAATATTTCAGTATCAATTGCCAATTTGGTGTATAGCGTTCCTGTGTTGCTAAAATACAATGTAGTAGCAGTTGATCCATACGCACTCACAGCAATAGCAGCACCAGGAACTCCAGTAGGACCTTGTGGCCCTTGTGGGCCAATGACTCCTTGTGGTCCCTGTGGCCCAGTTGGTCCAGTATCGCCCTTAATATTTTGTCCAACCAGCACATCATAATATATGGCCATAATGTTATTAGTGCCAGTAAATGGTGCTTGACTGAATACCACAGTTGAAGTAGTGGCAGTATAACTGTAATAAGGAGTTTGAGTCACACCACCCACAATAACTTCTAAAAAGTCTGGGCCCAATGGTGTGGCGCTTAATACGAAATTAGTTTGTGTGCCATTACCGCTGAACACATCCACGGTGGCTGTGCTGGCTGCTCGCACCGCAACAATACCATTGGGAATAATTTCAACAGTATTGGTTGTTTGAGTAGCAGTGACAATGGCATTGGTTTCATTAACTGTGACCGTTGTATCAGTGCTGGATACTGTGATTTGTGGGGTGCTTTGAGTAGCCGTTAGAACATATACGGTTTGTTCAACGGTAATTGCTGGTGCGGTAGCCATATTATACTACCGAGAAATAACCTGTGGCCTGTGTGGGATCACCCACTGGCACACCACTTTCCCAACTTTGTATAAATGCCCAACGATGTGTATTGACCTGTGGATAAGGTGTTCCAGCATCAGTCCAAGTCACTCCCACTACGGTAATGGGCACATTCTTGCGACTGTCTGGATATATTGGGCCAGTATATAATCCACCTGGAATAGTGACATTTACTCGGCCACTGGTTGTATTGAATACTGAAATATAACTGCTGGTTATGCTAGTGCTGGTGAATACTCCAATAACAGTGCTGGCTGAAAAATTGGGATCACCTGTTCTGTCATAGGTTAATGTATCGACTACAATGGTTTGTTGATCTGCGGCAAATGTCCATCCTGCGACATTTACACCGAAATTGTATTGTAATAGTCTCTGTGTTGAAGGGAAAATACTTTCCACTTTCACTGAGTCCGGACCGCCTAAGAATTGTCCTAGTGTTAAAACCCCTGCCATTGTAGTCTCCTATGAGTAGTGAAATAACAGCACTGAGGCACTGTCAAGTTATCAGTATTTATTGAAACGATAAAAAATTGGTTATATAGGGCCCTGATTGAAATCAATATTTTGACTAGGAAAAATGGGATCCCAAGTAAATGGAGCACTATGTGGTCCTGGCCGACTATCTTGTCCTCCACGCTCGGCAATGGCTAAAAAGTAATAGGTTCCTGCTTGTAAGCCGCCAATTCCCGCTGTGGCATAACTACCGCTGGATCCGGGATTCCAATTGGGACTATTCATATTGGTTAAAAAATCAAATACACTGTCATTGGTGCTAATATATAATTTCATCCCGGTGTAGGCATATTGATTACCGGGTATATTGACTCTTACTGTAAAACTTGGAATAAAATAAGGAGGATCGCCTTCTCGATTTTCAGAAAACACATAAGGTTGTCCCGGTGTTGCTGGTGTATTGTCATTGGGAATGCCGCTGGTTGGCTGTTGAGCACTGAGATATAAACTGTAATCTACATAAACGGCAGGATCATATTCTATACCAGTGATCTCTGCTGCTAATCCGCCATCATCTGCTTCAGTTTCACGCACACGACTAACACGGAATAGTTTATTGACAAATCCATATATGCTATTGGTTAGACTAATTACATCGCCTACTTCAACTTGTAGCGCACTGTAATCTGCTGTGAGTGTGACTACTTTGTCCGCACGACTTTGATACAGTTCCATTAATCCTACACGACCGGCGTGAATGTTGTTATTACATAAGTCAGTTCGCATTGTGAGTTGATTGGGGAATTCACCTGGGTTTTGATCTACTTCTGCTATGTTGTCTCTATAATAATCTATTTGATCGCGCAATAGATTATTAGGAAATGCCACTTCTAATTGATTATATAGATCTTCTAAATTGGTCCCAGTCACACTGATGTCACCAATAATGTTGTCATCACTAAAGGCAAATATAATATCGGTGCTGGTTGTAGCACGATTTGGTACGACACGCCATTCACCTAATTTGTGATCATATGTGGTCCACGACGCTGATGCCATATTGATCTTTTGTAAATTGGTTAAGACAGTTTCGCCTGTGTTGATTACGCCATTGATTTCATAACGATATTGAAAAATAGGTTGCCCGGCAGCATTGAATTGATTGGCGGGATTTTGATTACTGATAGTTTTTAGACTGGTAGGACTATCACTGATACTGGTTGTGGTATTCACAGAAGTAGCAGTAAATCCTGCTCCATAACGGGCATTGGTCATATAATCATACCAAACTAGACCGGGATTGCTTAGTGTGTTATAGATATCATAAGTTATGGTTTGTAATTGTGCTACAGTATGATTGGTATCATCGGTCAATTGAATAATACCAAATGCCAAATCATTCATTTGCCAAGACGCAGTGCTGGTCACATTACATATATCAAACAATTTATAAGCATCAACACGATGCGGATCAACGAATGCGTGATTGAGTTCTGGGAATATCTGTGTGCTGCTGCTGCCAATGCCACCACCTCTGGCATAAGTGAAACATTTTATAAGTCCATTATATTTGGTTTCAATAACAGTGGTGCTGGTTGTGACGCCATCAACACTGATGGTTTGTATTTTTTCTGTAGCAGTCACAGTATAACCGTCTGGACCAAACAACATTCTTTCATCATTCCAATAGATGTCATTTAATCTAAATGTGCCAGTTGAAGTTGCCTCGCTCAGTGTCAGCACATAGGTCATTGTGTTGTTTGAGTCGGCACTAATGCGAGCATCAGTTAATATGCCCTGTTGAAAAGCACGACCATAAATCACAGGCACTTTATTATAAGTGGCAGGAGGTAATTGAATACGAACACCTTGATCAGTATTGCCGCCTGATCTACCACTGCTGGATCCGGCAATGATACGACTGGTAGCATAGGCCAATCCAAATGCCACTACTGAAGTAATGGCTGCCAATCCCGAGGCTGTAATGCCCAATGCCACAATGGTTTCTACACCAATTACACTGCTGACTAAGAAACTTGCTACTGCTTGAAATGCCATTTTATGTCTCCTTACGCAGGGCACGGCCCATTATTATATCTTCTTCCACATAGCCCAAGCGTGTCAGCAACACTCTAAAATCTCTACTGGTTTTGATATGCCAGGTTATTTTGGCTACGCCCAACGCTTGTAAATGTTGCTCACTGCGACGGATCAATTCAATGCCCAATCTTCCAACACGAAATTCAGGTGCTAAAAACAACACATCATTATTGGCTATGATCGCATCACGATAATGTATGTGATTACGCAGAAAGAACACGCTGTAGCCAACAAGTCGATCATAATAATACGCTCCCAAAGCAAATAACTTGCCCTCATCATATAATTGTTGATACTGTGCCCAATCCGGGTCAAGGCGTATAACATCTTTGTCCAGTGTAAGTTCGGCATAGTGTTGCTCTAGTAATGGGTCAATTTGTGATCTAATAGCAGCGATATCGGTGATTATCTTAAAATCAAACATTAACCTCCACTCCCTGGATCAAAGGTATAACCACCACCATCAACGGGAGGACTAGTTCCACCAGTTCCACCGCCTTTGTAAGGTTTACCAAAATCAAATGATGTATTGCTGATAGCACTAACACGACCCATACTGACATCGCCCGGATATAATCTTATTTGATCTGTGTTATTGGTACGACGCCCTGCCAATCGTCGCTCCAATATGCTATGAACACTGCTACACATCACAGTGATGCTGCGAGTATTGGCCATATTTTGTAAATCACTGGTATCTGCTATTACATAATTGCTGATATAACCACTAAATCGCAAACTGGTTTGGTCAGCGAGAAATTCTCGGTTGTCCTTAAACAGTGCTCGCCATATATCCACACGACTGCCTTTGATGGGTTGATTTAACATCAGTGCGATATAGGCTGCGGGTTGTTCTGCTCCAACTGGTATACCACTCAGTGTGAGTTGTAATTGATTATTGGTGCTGCGTAAATCATCTTGTATTTCACTGGTGCCCAGCAAATGTCCCAGTGCTGTATAGGTATTGCCCTGCCAAGTAATGGGACTGTAAGTATTGGCAATATAATAGACTTGTCCGACACCCACAGTGATGCGAATCAACATACCGTGGCTGATGCGAGTTGAATTAAGTGCTGGAATGACTAGCGGCATTTTACACTACTCGCTCGGCTACACGAAAATCACCACTAAACTGAACCAGCCCACCTGGTACGATATTATAACTGGGCAAATCAACTACCAACAATCGCATAGTAGTATCTGTGCCAATTACAAGCGTTTGATTGGTAATTGTGGTATTTTCACTGGTAATAATTGCGCGATTTAGTGGCAGTGTCACCACAGATCCTGACCCGCGCTGAACATCACCAGTGACAGTATAAGGATAACGACTATTTGCTGGCTGGACAAAATCACCTGCCCTAAAAATATAAGTTGCTGTGGTAATATTACCACCTATAGCGGGTAATAAATCTATTGTAATGCTGGCTGTTGAAGTGGCAGTGGTTCTTAATGCTGCCAATTGACCGCTGCTTAAATCGCCGCGATATTGTGTAATGTAGGCCAATCTGGGATTATTGGCCAATCGCACAGTGTATTCTGTCACTCGCTCATTGAGATACAGCACTTCCAACACACCACGATTGTCGCTATACCTAAAAGCACCTGCTGGAGTGATCTTAAATGTCCAAGGTTGTGCGGTCAATCGTTCTGCTGTTTTAATTCGTTGGCTACGACTGATTGAGGTGGCCACAATGCGACGGCGATCAAATTCAATACTCGTGGCTGAATCAATGATTACTTGTAGGCTCATCCTATGCTCCTTTGTGGTGTGCTGCGACGACCAACTTCAGTTATGTTGAAAATGAATTGTGGATCTCGTGCCACTAAACTGCGGAAACTGCTGGCATCCACAGCATTGATATTGTAGGTCACTGCGGTGTTGTTGCTGTTGCTTTCACTGCCCTTTAATTGATTATTGGGAATGATTGATCCAGCAACACCGGGCATAAACAATTCTGGCCCGCGTTCTCCTACCATAATGGGCGATTTACCTGATATTGGCCCTCCTGCGGCAAATCCCATAGCAAAGATACTGGATCCAGTGGCATTAGCAACCGCTGGACTAAATCCACCACTGCCACCACCAAAAAAGTTATCTAAAAATCCTGATCCCATTCCGCCTTTATTACCAGTTAGCAATCCCATTAAGCCTGTTCCGGCAGTGATACCGGTTGAGGATCCGCCAATGCCATTCAATGCTCCGGCGGTCACACTGCTACCGGGTGTGCCTAATATAGATGCCAATAAGTTTCTGGCTTGAATACGCAGGAACTCTTCAATGAGACTGGCACCTAGATCTTTAATGGCTCGTTTGACTCCAGGGAATCCTTTGGTCATACTGGTGAAAATGTTTTCAAAGCCATTGGCGAATATATTAAAATATCGTTTGGCTTTTTCTGCTTGGTTGGCTGCTTCTTCAATGAATGTCTTAAATGCTTCTTTAATACCTACTTCCAATTCCATACTGGCCGACAGTGTGTCTTTTTGTGCGTCAGCAATGTCTTCGTAGGCATTAGCAATGGCCAACAGTCCTTTTTCTAATTCTTTAGCCCGTTCTGGTGTAAGTCCATCACCGCCTTCTTCAAATGCTGCCGCAAATGCTCGTCCTGCTGCCAGTGCCGATTTACGAGCATCTTCATTGATCTGTGCCATTTGTTTTTGTAGCGGACTTTTGCCCTGTAGGCTGCGAGCAAATTCATCAGTTTGTTGTGCTTCTCTAATGCCCAACTGTGCTTCTTTAAGTGCTGTGGCCTGCGCAATTTGTCGATCCGTTGCTGCTATTATGCGATCTAAATTGGCCAGTCTATCACGCTCTAGTATTTGAGCACCTTGTAGTGCGTTTGTTTCCTGTTTAAATCGTTTGGCTTGTTCTGCTGTCAATGCCTTAACACGAGCAATTTCTCGATCAATAATACCAACACTGCCCTGCTGTTCTGTCGTACCACTAGCCCATTGCCGTCTAGTATCTAACAGGCCTTTGATTGTGTCATTTTGTTTATTATAAATCTCAGCAAGGCCTTGTGCCATTTGTATTTCATCTTCACTCTTACCAACTAAACTGGTTTGTAGAGCAATGGCTTTTAATTGTTGTTCATTTTGATATTTGTATTCATCACCAACCCGGCGTATTTCTGCTGCCAATTTGGCTTGTCGTTCAGCAAATTCTTTGGCTTTGGCTGCTGCTTCTTCTTGTTGTTTCTTTCGTGCTTCAATGGC